CCAAGGTCGCCGTGCCCGTCGCCTGCGGGATGTTATCGCACATGACGATGTAGGGCGAATTCAGGAGCGCTGGCATACGGCCCGGATAGAGGCCGTCCTTTTTCAGCGGCCAAAAGCGAAAGTCCAGGAGGCCGTCGCCCTGATATTCGAGGGACGGCCCATCCATGGCCTCGATCCGGCCATCGTAAGTCGATCCGCCGACGACGCTGGGACCGCGAAATGTCGTTTCAACCATTGGTCAGGCTCCAAATCCAAGGGCGCCAGAAGCCGCGCCAGCGTGTTGCGTCATCGGAGCCCACGACGGTTCGACGTGAGCAAATTCGCCGTGTATTTCCTTGGCCTTCGCCTCGTAAAGAGCCTTGGCTTCGGCCGCCGTCGCGCGATAGCCGAGATAATGGCGTTTGCCGCCGCTATGAATGCGCACCACAAAGCCAGGGCCGTGAGGCATTACGCCTCTGGACGGGGCGATATTTCTGGATGATCGTTTACTGGCGGAATTTTGAGACGATGTAGCCAAGCGAAGATTACCGATCGAATTGTTGCCTGGATTCCCATCAATGTGGTCAATCGCCGACGGAGGCCATTCCCCATGGACATAAAACCATGCGATGCGGTGGGCATAGTAGACGGTTCCGCATAGCTTCATTGACTTATAACCGTTCCAAAGCACCGTACCGAGGCTTCTGCGGTTGAGACTGCGGCCTGGCCCTGCGACGCGCCACCGAAAGTCGCCGGTGTGACGATCATAGATCAGATTGGCGCGAAGCCATTCCGCCGTCAAACCTGACATAAGCTCTTTCTTGGAGGCCATCGTGTTTCCTTTCCATATTCCATTAGAAGAAATATGGAACATGATGATCTTGCCGATTTGATGGCGAAAATCATCAACTTGTTGGATAGGAGCCGTACGCACACCTGGGGTCATTATACGCGAACGTATAACGCTCATACCCTTTGACCAAGAGGTTATCCGTAATGTTATCGACCCACATATCCATTTCAAATGGAATACGCATGAGATGGATAAGACCTTCGATGTTGGTTTTGAGGAACCATGCATAGGCCGAGGTGAGGAAGTCGAGAACGATGTACCCTTCCGGCAGTCCGCCGGCGGTGTCGAGAATCGCGTTCACATCGTTATCGGCCGAGCCCGGCCGCAGCTCCGTTTTGAGCAAGCGGATTGCGATCGGCTCAAGTTGCGGCGGGATGATCAGCTGGCGACCGCGCGCCATGATCTTGAGGCCGCGCTCGTTCACAAAGCCCGTGCGGATGTTCACCATCGCCTGGAGAAGCGATGCCTCATTCAGGCTCGCCGGCACCGCAAAGGCGTTCCCGAAGGTGTTCCCATCGACCGGGTGAGCGCTGGAGAACAGCGGTTGCCCGTCGCCGCCGAGCCCCGCAATAGCCGTGGTCCCGGTGTTGAAGATAGAGGCCGCCTGGATTTCCTTGAACTGCGCAAAGGCCTCTTGGAGCTTCAGGTTAGTCGGATTGAATTGAGCTTTGTAGAGGTTGTCGTCGATCGCCTTGCGCGTCCAGGCATACCCGAGACCGACCTCAAACGATTCGATGTTCCAGACCCACCGCTCGCCGGCCTCGTTGTCGAACGGCGTCGCCCCGCCTTCGGTTTTGAGGTTCGGCAGCGCGACAAAGGCCATCTGGCTCGATCGCTCGATCGCCATGTTGGACTTGCGCGTGGTGAATACTTTGTCCCACCCACGCGGGATCATGTCGTATGACCCGCGAACGTCGAAGAGCCCCGGCAGGAGCTCGTTTCGCAGTGCGGCTAAGGCGATAGGCATCGGTCAGTTCCTTTCCCTTAGACGCCGGTCTGTGACTTGGTGTCGACGTTGTTGAATGTGACGACGGCCCAATTGTAGTTTGACGCGTTGTCCACGCCGTTCACCACAGGGGCGCCGAATGAGTTTGGGAGTCCGATGTAAGAGCCGGTCGAATTGATATTTGAGATCAAATCCGAGTAGAGACCGACGATACGGAAGGGCAGGGTAGTCGCAGTTCCGACCGCGCCGGACCCGCCCGAATTGCTGCCCGCCACGTCGAGCATTGCGCCCGACAGCTGGGTAACTGAGTTGACCTGTCCGGTGCTGCCGGTCGCGGTCACGCTGCCGGTCGCGATAAAATAGCCGACGTTGTTGCCGATATTTCCGAACGTGATCGGCGAACCGTTCGACTGCACGTAGAAAAGCGCGTTCGGCGTATCGATGATGAATGCGACGGGATCATACTGAGCATCGGACCCCGGCCAATAATTCGACCTGACCTTACGTTGCTGCGAAATTGAGTAATATTCGCATCCTTGAAAGATGCCGGCGATCGACGTGACGCCAGTGGTTCCGTTCGTCGACGCCTGTTGGATGTAGCCGGTGGAGATCGTGGCGACCGGGTCGCCGTGGCCGATCGGATTGGTGTTTCCCAGCGCGATCCTTCGCATGGTCATCCCGAAGGTCGGCGCGTAGCCTTCCTTGGTCCCGATATGCCTAAAACCGAACGGTGCTAGCGTGTTGGACATGGCAGAAAGCCCCCGTCAGGGAGGTTTCAGCTGCATCCGCCGTACGCCGTCGGTTTAGCTGGGGGATCGCCTTAGCCCAAGCGTTGCGCTCTTGGACTCTTCGCCCCCAGGCGCGTCGTGGCCGGGGCGGTGGGCGCCTCAAATCCGCGTCGTGGGAATGAGGCTCATTTGCTCTTTAGGTCTAATTCCGAATTTATGTCAAGAGCCTTTTTTGTTTGGCCATTGAGGCTTGGCGTCACGAAGTTCTGGAAAGAAATAGTCCCACGGATCATTTTCGCTGGGGCGCCGGGCGGGGCGACTGGAATCGCGGTCATCCTCGATGACCTGCCGTTGCCACTCCGCCCAGCCGTCGACGCCGTAGCGATTTTCGACCGCCCCAGACCCGAGGGCATGTTGCGGCTCGCACCCGCAGCCACCACCGACTCCTGGATACATCGCCCCTACTCCGCCATTTCATATCGCGGCCGCCCGACATCCCCCGGCATCGGCTCGATAGACCGCTTCGCCATCAATTGCGTTCCGCGGTGAGCGCGGGCGCCTGGCAGCGGTGGACTGAATTCCGCGTTGCGGTCCGTAATCTGCCGGCGCGCGATGCTCACATCCTCTTCGCGCGCTTCGCGGGTGAGGATTTCCGGGCGCTCGACCAGCATGAGCCCGTCCCGCACGATGGCGCCGGTTTTGTCCGCCGCCATGAACCGCCCCGGGTGGCGTGATGCCGGGACCGGCCGCCATCCATTTTCAAACCATTGCGTGGTGTGAAGGGGCACGAGATCGTTGTTATTGTGAACCGAGACCGCGATCCACTGGTACGACATCTTGTCTGGGATTTCTCCCGGCGCGAACTGGAACGGGTCATGATGGCCGGTCCGCTTACGGGTAAAGACCTCGCCGCCCATCCGGACAACGATTCGCCCGTTCTCGCCGATTTCGTATTCCATATTCGCAGGGGCACGCTCGATCTTCGGCGCGGCACCCTCGATCGGCGGGCCGCCATTGTGACCCATACGAGCCCGGCGGACCGGGGCATGGACCGGCCCGCGGGCGACCTTCGGCGCGGCAACTTCCGGCTCATCCGCGACCGGCGGCGCGCCCTTCATCTTCGCTTGCCGTGCCGCCCGTGCTTTTTCGAGAACTTGCTGTCTGGTCATAGGCATGGTGATGACCCCCTTCTTTTTGCTGGCATTCCTCCCAGCAATACACGACCTGGCTTATTTGCCCAAACACAATGCGGCGGAACCCGTGCGCCCCGCATTCGACGCACCGTAGGCGCAGGCCATCATCATCGGCACGGCGCCATTTGTGCGGGATAGGCGTTTCGATCATCAGACGTAGGGCGTCTCGTATCGTCCGTCCTTCGCCAAAAGTGCCTTGCGCCTGGCGTATTCCTTGACGCCGATCGGTTGGCCTTTCAGTGGGCCGTAATTCCAAACCATCGTGCCGTCGGTCGCGGTGCGTTGCTCGGAGGCATTAAGTTTGACGACGGCCTTACCGCCATTGTCCATACTGACGCCATCGGCGCTCCGGGCCGGCGCGGACGGACGCGGCGGGGGAGACGCCCCACGTTGCGCAGCCGCCGGCGGGGCGCCTGCAGTGTCGCCGCCGTCTGCCTTCCTCATCCCAAGCCTCTTTTCGATTTCCGCGAAATACTCCGGCGTGTTCGCCTGGAACCCGTCCGCCACCACGAGGGTATGGTGAGCCTTCAGCCGCATGTTTTTGTTTTGGTCCGTGGCATAGTCCGGGTGAGCACGGATCCATGCAGCCGCCGGCGGGGCGAGCTGGGCCGCCATCGCCTCGACCATATCCATGCGTTGCGGCGGCGGTTGCTGATCACGGACAACGCGCCCCTCAGTCGAACGAGTCGCAGGGGGTTCGCCGCGATCCAATTCGCGCCGCTCGACCTCCAGTGCCGTCATTTGGCGCTGCAGCTTCGCCACTTGGGTATAGTCTTGGCTGGCGTGGGCGACCGCCAATGAATTTTCCAGCGCCGATGCCTCAGCGTCGATACCTTGCTTGCGGGACTCCCGCGATCGGGTGGATTCCTCGACCGCGGCCCGACGCGCCTCTTGCGCCGCCCGCGCGGCTTGTTCAGCGCGGGCTTGCGCCTCAGACTGCCCGGCGATTGCCCCGTCAAGCTGGCGCTTGGATGTCTCGAGCTCACCCTTGAGCTTATCGACCTGCCCGCGCAGCACGGCCGCGGCGTCGTCATCGGACGGCGGGGGCTTGTCGGCATCCGCGCCAGGCGCCGGCGGATCGACGCCGCCGGCCATGTCTTTCGGATCGAGCTCTACGACGATTTCGTCTTCATCAGGCATTTTGTTCCCCGTATAGATTTTTACTCAGCGCCGACCGATCATCACCACACCATGTCAGGCTCAGGGACTCGCCCCTTGATTTGATCCTCTGTGAAGACACGCAACAAAACCGCATCGTTCACGCTCACAGACGACAACATGCACGACCACCCATCGGCCGGATTGAAAAACACCCAATCTCCGACATGGACAATTTCATTCCTATCGAACACGCGTCGCTCGTCATCACGGTAGGCAAGCGGCCCCATCGTGACAACAAGTCCGACCTTTCCCTGATAGCGATCTTCGCCCTTCTTGCCGCTTGCGGTCTGCGGCAACAAAATTCCCGATGCTGTTTTTTCCGGCCGGTGATAAACCGCCACCACAACGGAATTGGCAAAAAATTCGATCCTGAATTCAGGGCCAGTGCCGTCACCGCGCAATAGTGCGGCGCCCGTTTTGATGATGCTATCCCAAAGTTCTGTGGCGGGATCAGTGGTGTGCTTCGCGAGCGCTGCAGGCATGTTTTCCCTCTTTTTCGATACAGTCGATTGGCGACTACCACGACCGCGACAAAAGAGGAAGCGGGAGCGCATAGGGGGCCTTCAGCTCGCACGAGGCAGCCCCATCCCCTGCAGCCGCAGTCCGTGCGATTGGGAGCGCTCCCGCTTCTTTCAGCGCCCCATCATGGCGCTTTCGGTCCTAGATAGTAATTCCAGCGCGCTTTCATAGGCCGTGATCTCGCCGACGATCCCGCGGTGCTGTTCCATTGTCGTCACGCCGCGCAAGTCTCGCGTCAGCTTGTCGATCCGCACGCGCAGTTCCTTGGCTAAGGTCCGGGACAGTGCGGTCTCGAAGGAGTCCATCCCATTCACACCCCACCCCCAGGGACAAAACATCGAATGTGATAGACGTTTTCCCCTTGGCGGACATACCAAACCACAGCCTCCCCCACGGGATTGCCGGCATTGTAGACAACGGCATCCGGAGGGACTTGGCGCCACTCACCTTCGATCGGCACCCAATAGCCATCGCTGCGAATGTCGTAGGCGGTGCGGTGCCCGTCGGCCACGTCACAGCACGGCACGCCATGCGGACTGCGGACGCTCTTGAACCACGATCGTAAATTGTCAGGGATGTCGCCCCACTCTTGCGCGAGTTGAGTGGTCATCTTGGCTTGCGCGGCGATGCCCCCCAGGACAATCGCCACTAATGTCGTCGTCGCGATTTTCATTCGCATTGCATGAGCACCCAAGCTGTGACGAAAGCGGCAACCGCCAGAACAGTGATAGCCCCCGCCATTATCGTCGGAACCCCGCGTACTGATCGTGAGGCCGATTCCCATGACCCCCGACGCGACGCATGTTCGCGCCGGTTAGGTGTGAGCCGTCTTTTTTGCCATCGGAATGTTGGACCGGCGTCTTGTTGCGCTCCGATTGCTTCCATCCTTCGGACTCGCCTGGATTACGATCGCCCGGCCCTTGCCCCTTCACGCCACGATGTTCGCGGCCATTGCCCATCTTGGGGCGGGGCATAGGTTTGGCCGGGCGGTCTTGGAAGCCCGGCACCCGCCCGCCGCGAGCGCGAGGCGGCATCATGCCGGGCGGCAGCGGGCGCCCACCCATCGGAGCGCCGCCGCCCATCGGCGGAGCCCCGCCCATAGCGCCGGGCGGAGGCATCGGAGGAGCGCCGCCAGGAGGCCCGCCAGCGCCAGGCGGAGGCCCGCCGGTCGGCGGCGGAGGCGCAGGCGCGGCCATCGGTGGCTTTGCGCCCAACGCGCCGCCCAGCCCCATCCCAGCGCTCCCAAAATCGCCGCCCCCGTGCGGAGATGCGACATGGATGTTGACGACTGTCTTGCCGCCCTTCTTGTTGCGGCCACCGTGAGCCCGAGCCTTGCGCGCTTCCGGCTTGACCATCTCCCGCACAAGCGCACGGTCTTCGGCTTCATCAGCGTGATGCGCCCGGCCGCCGCGAGCGCGGTGCTTGCGGTCCATCCGGTGCTTAGGGCGCTTGCCGGCCATGCCGCCATCCTTGACGGCCTTGGCCTTGTGCTTGAGCTTTGAGAGAAATTCCTTCGGCTGGGTTGCCTGCGGATCGCCACCCGGATCCTCTTCGGCGTAGCGCATGGCGCCCCCGCGCCCGCGGTGCTTCACCGTTTCGCCGCCACAGGCGCGCTCGATCCGGCATTCCGGACCGAACATCTTGCCCACGCGCGAGCGTTCAACCTTATCGTTGCGGAGATTTTCGTAGGGGTGAGCCATCGGAATCGCCCTTTCCGTTTTTGGCGGCAGGCGGGACTATGCCACGGCTACCACATCCACACAATTTCTTTTGCCGGCCCCGAAAATTTGCACCTCACATGATCCATCCAAGAATCAAAAGCGCCTCTCTCCACGACCGACTCGAAATCGGACGGACGAACAGAAACAACGATGGCATCGAACCGATGCCCCATCAGGACGCCCATGGCGGGAATGATAAGCCATTGGTCCCCGAAGATAGGACGCAATCGCGCCGCGTCCCGCTCCCTGTGTACGATGAGCAGATTCACAATAAGCTCCCCTATGGAAGAAAACCGGTGACCCGCAGGTGCTCAAACAGCCGGCGCACGAAAAACCCGCGGACGATGGATATGATCGTGAAGATCGCACCGATCAGGATGTTGGTCGAAAACGCCACATAGATGCCGACCATCGGGAAAACCACCAATTGCGATGTCAGAGCGACACCGTACCCGATCGCGGTGTTGAGTACGGTTTCGATGATTGATGCTTTTTTGGTCTGCTTGATCACAGCAAGTTCCCTTGCCGACTCACGGAGTCGATCGCCTTCACAGCCTGCCGCCAATACGACTCCTTCAGCTCGACCCCGACGAACTTGCGCCCTTTCTTGAGCGCCACGTAGCCCTCCGAGCCGATCCCCATGAACGGCGACAGCACGACGTCGCCGGGATTGCTCCACAAAATAAGAGCGCGCTCGATCACATCGAGTTGGAGAGGGCACAGATGCCGCTCGTCACCGACCTCTTTCGCCGCTTTCACATTGAGAACATTGGTCTGATTAACCGTCATCCACACCGGCGAAGCCCACTCCTGCCACTGGTCGAGCGGGAATTCCTCTGGCGTGTGAACGATGGGCTCCGCGTTTTCGCCCGGCTTGATGAACGTAATCAGATAATCCGGCATCCCACCGCAAGACTTGCTGCTATCCGACCGAATTTGCTTGTAGAGCAGCCCAACGTGTTTTGTTCGCGTCATCTCAACGACGGGACATTTCCAGATTGTCCGACGCGAGTGCATGATCCATCCGGCATCCTCGTGTGTGCGGATGATCTGGCCGGAAAAATCTTTCATACCAACCGATCCATCTTTCCACTTGGTCATCTTCAAGTCGCTGCAATGCACCGCCGTCAACCGGCCGGGCTTGGTGACTCGTAATTTTTCGCGCACCATGTACGCATAATGTTCGGCAAATTCATCATCGGTGCTGTTCCCCATGTCAGCCGCGGACTCGGAATAGACGAACAAAGATCCGAACGGCGGAGAGTAGACAGAAAACCCCACGCTATCGGATGGCAATTGCGACATCACGTCCACACAATCTCCGTGGATTGCCTGCCATCCCTCACCTTCCGCCCCGTCAAGACACCTTATCGCAACCATGACGCCGACCTCACCGTGTTCTGTGGATTGTAAATTTCCTTGACCACCGACGATGTTCCATCGCCGCGGGCCATCGCCAAGCGCATCGCGCGCTTCATCTTGGTGTGATCGCCTGACTTTCGGTCAATAATGCGGCCGATTTCACTCTCGCCTTCGGCCACGATCAAATGCACGTCAACGCGCTCTTTTTGACCAAACCGCCAAAACCGCCGCACGGATTGATACCAAGTCTCGTAGCTGTAGCTGCGTCCGATAAACGCCGTGCGGGCGCAATGCGACCAATCAAGGCCGAACCCAATCATTGATGGCTTGCCAATGAGATGCCTAATGCTTCCATCAGCAAAACCAGCAAGTTTTTCCTCTTTTTCGGCAGTCGATTGCGACCCTCTGATTTCAACTGCAGATGGGATCGCGTGGCGAGCAGCGTCGCCTTCGTAATCCGTATCGACCCAAATCACCCATGACCGATCACGCTCCGCCGCCACAACGGCAGCGGCACACTCCGCGCGAGCTTCGCTGGTCTGACGCTTAATCTGGTGAATATTCGTCGCGCTCAAAGCCGGCGCGCCGAACATATCCGCGAATTCACGATCAATCTTGCTGTCCCGCGCCCGATGCCTGATGACTTGCATCGGCGGCAGGACGAACCGTTCGTCATCGGCGGCATGAGCCGTGATATCCGAAGGCTTTTCGGCCATCATCGCCCACGATGCCATCCAATTCCAAAATGCTGTCTCCGCATGGCGCTTCAACCGCCATTCTTGCGATGCTGTGCTGGCGTCATTGATGAAGAACCGAGACAGCATTTCGTTGGCGTGCATGATATCAAGAAATTCGGAATAGTTGCCGAGCTCCATGTGATCGTTCGGTGCCGGTGTGGCTGTGGCGCACAGCTTGAACCGCGCTCCGCGCCACATCTCGATCAGCGCCCGCGTGGTCTTGCCGGTAAACGATTTTAGGATCGACGCTTCATCGAGCGCGACGGCGCCGAACGCCGAGGCGTCCAGACGGTCGATCCGATCATAATTGCAAATGTTGATACACGGCAGGCCGATGACTTCGGACTGATCGCGGATGACCCTCGCGGCGTATCCCCAACGCTCCGCGCGGCGCCTGGTCTGCCCCGCGACCGCGAGCGGCGTCAGGATTAAGGCGGGCTTGTTGGTGGCCTCAATGACGCGCTGGCACCATTCGAGTTGGCACTCTGTCTTTCCGAGTCCGGTGTCGAGAAAGAGCGCCCCCGAGCCGATGCGCAAATTGGCCTCGACGCACATCCGCTGAAACGGGAATAGGTGAGGCGCGAGGTCCGGGATTTTCGTCAGTCCGCGCTCTTTGGCGCGCACCGCTTTTGACGCAAGGAATTCTGCATATTCGGGTGTCATGTGGCCCTCGATCGTGGTCTAAAAAGTTATCGACCACGATCCGGGCCGAAATGCGACCTATTCGCCGCCGTTACCGACCTCGCCGGACGGCATGGTTCCAGCGGCCACCGCTGCGACCGTGCGCAGGTGATCGAGATCGCTGGGGTTAGCCATCGTGCCATCAGGCCGGGCGCCGCGAAGATCGCGATGCGACGGCCCTCGCGACACCGCCCCCGCAGCCGAGCGCAAGCGCTCGATTTCGTCGGCCGCTCGGTAAAGGAGACCAGACAAAGATTCACCCAAGCCAGACGTGCCCCCAAAAATACTGACAGATTTCACTGCTTCGCTTTGCGCTTGCATGCGCAAGTCCTTCACGAGCTCACTCATTGCCGCTTAACTCCCCTAGTTTCGTTGGATATTTCGCGTGAAGAATGTGTGCCGTCGAGGCGCCCAGCGATATCGCCAGTTCGAGCATTTGCCCCTCCGTCAACAACACGACCTCAGCCTTGAGGCTGTTGGCCGACCGGACCGCGACGGAGAACTTGCGATCCCCAGGCAGTCCGGGATCGTATTTCACCATCATCGTGTCCGGGCTTGTGATGCCGTGGCCGCCGGCGCCTTGGTGTTCAAAGATCACCGCGCCACTCACAGATCTTGCCATTTTGGTTTTCCTTTCAGGTTTCAGAGACTAAGCCGCGCAGCACTCGTGTCGCGGCGATGTAGCGAACCCCGACCTCGACCGCCATCAACAGCGGATCATCGGCACGGGGCTTGGTGATGACCACATCAAGGGCGATGTCGGCGCGCCCCCGGGTGCCGTTGTGATGATCGGCGATGCGGACTTTCCAGGGGAATTGCGGCAGTTTGAGGTAGAACGAAGCCGCGCGCCGGTCTTTGATCGGTAGGAACCCGAGGCGGCACAGATGCGACGCCACGAGCTCCGCGCATTCATTCGGCGTAAGCAGATCGCACGAGCCGCACGAGCGCCGTGTTTGATACCCCAGCCGCGATGCAGAGGTTCCGTTGCCCCCGGCTAACCCGCTTTTCCCGCGCTTTTCTGATTGCCTCGACATCGGATTTTGTCACCCCCCGTTCTCCTCGATGCCATCGGACAGGCATCAGCATCTCCCCGCCGTCGTGCGCCTTCGGATAGCGCGTCGGCTTGATGCGCGCGGTCCCGTGGTAGATGCGCCGCACTTTTCCACGACGATCCTTGACATCGACGAAATAATCCGCCTCCGCGGGCGCGGCCTTGAGGCCGAAATAAATGCTCCCAGGATGCAGGATGACCGCCGGCCGCGGCGGCACCGTCGATTTTCGGCGAAAGACGTTCGCACCTTTTTTAATTGCAGCTTGACTTTTCATCTTCATTTTCTCCAAGAGCGGCGTCGATCATGGATTCCCATGCGTTCGGTTCAAGCTGTTCGGCCGCGCGGGCGCCAGCGTCCCACATGGCTTGCGTCGGTTCGCGCATCATTTGGATTGCCGCGCGGGCGGCATCCTCGCACTCCCTTCGACTGACCTTGCTGAATATGGAATTGCTTATGGCGTCAGTGACCATCGCAACCATTTCGGGGAGATCGGTCAATCGAACCCCCATGAACGAGCGATTTGGGAGAATTTGTCATAGCCTGGATGGCCGGGCCGCCCCGACAATTCCGAAATTGGCGTCCCAAGCCGATGCGGACCGCCAGGATTGCAAATCGGGCAATCCGCACGATCGGCGAACGTCTCTGTCTCAAAATAATAAGTGTCGCCGTCGGGAAGATCTGGACCGATACCGCAAGCGAATTTTCGCTTGCTGTTCAGCTCTTCGTTATCAACGCGAAGGTGGATCATGTCGCATCCTTGTTTTCAGGCGGCTGTGCCGCGACTGCGGCCTCTGTCCGCGCCCGCATTGCATCGGTGGCAGCGGAATGTGCCGAAGCTAAGGCATCGGTTGCGGCTTTTTGCTGATTTAATTGATGCTCCGCCCCAGCCTTTTGCCGTTCGAGGTGATGCCCGGCCACATCCATCGCCCGATTGTGCTCATCGGCCGCGCGCTTGTGCTCAAGCTCCGCGGCGTCGCGCGCCGCATCGTTTTGGTGGATGACGATCTCTTTCGCTAGATTCATGTCGCCGAGGGTAAGCTCCGCCTCCCGGTTCTTGGCGTCATCGGCCGACTTGCCTTGCGCGATCTGCGCATCGGTTTGTGCCTTCACCCCCTTGGTCTGGGCTTCCTTCAGCTTGGCTTGCGCCTCAATCATCTTCGGGTCAGGTGGCTGTGCCGCGCCAGGCGGTGGCGCCGGCATAATGAACCGCTGAGGATCGTCCCCGAGCACCCGGAAGGTTTCCGTCAGAACCTCGCGGTTGTTGACTACACCAGGCGCCATCCCAGCCGCCACTTGCGCCACCTGAAGGCGCGCCACGGCCCGCAGGAGGCGATGCACATGGGACGGTGTGTTCGGGTCGCTCTTGGGCACCAAGTCCCAATCGTCGAGCGCCTGCATCAGCTTTTGCGGATTCCAAAACGGGGTTGCCTCCCGGCGCTTGCGCCGATCATGGCGCCACAGCGCTTCCGGGTCGCCGCGGAATAGCCGGACGAGGATCTGGAATTCCTCAGCAAACGCCTGATGCAGCCCCTTGTGGACGCCGCTTTCGACCGTGGTGGCTTGCTCGATCAGCGCCATGACCGTGCCGACCGGCATCTGTGTGGCGCCCTCTCCCACAGGGATATCGGCCGCGCCGGCCATCTTGGTGGCGTAGTCGCGCAGTTTGTCGATCAGCGCCACGAACCCGGGCGACACGTCTTTGTATGGGAGAGCCATGACGGCTTGCCGGATGTCCGTCAGGGCGCCGAGATCGATCCCCTTGCCTTGACCTGGGCCGAGCGCAATCTGATTTAGGTCTTGCTGACCCAGCTGCTTGGCGTAGAGAAACCCGGCGAAATTCGCGAATTGGCCGGTATCTATGGCCTCTCGAATCATCGATGTAAGGCCATTCGTGAGATTGCCGACGAGGTGCAACATCCCCAAGCCGTAAAATCCGATCCAGTCGACGAACGAATATTTCACAAAGACCTGTTGCGGCATACATTGCGGATCGTCCTGATCCCAATTCGGGACCAGTTCGACAATTTCTTTACTGTCTTTCTCGATCGTGAATTTGAATTGCAGGGGCACCTTATAGGCGCTTAATTCCTTCGGAATGAGCCCGGGGGCGATCGTTTCGACCTCCGGAATCCAGACCGTGGCGTACGATTCATAAAGCGTCCACGGCTCATCTTCGGGCCGGTTCGCCATCGGGCGGACGCCCTCGATGTCCTGTTTGGTTTGTTCTACTTGCGTTTCCTCGCCGGACTTCGGCGGGGGAACTGCAGCCCCAGTGATGTCCCGATAGACACCCAGGGCGACCATGCGGCGGAAATCCGACTGGCGCATGGTCACGACTTGCGTGACCCGATCGGCGCCCATGATATCGACCGCATAATTGCTGACGATCATGGCATCAATGTTGACCATCTCCGCGACAGGGCGCCGGCGGATCGGGCAGTAGTAGACCTTCCGAAACACCGTGCCGCCGAAATAGGTGGCCCACAGCAGGCGCCGCGTGTCTGGGTAATATTCCCGCGCCGTCGTGGTCAGGTAGTAGTTTGCGTCCTTTTCGAGCCGCTCCGCGATGTCGTCCTTGTCGGGCTCGCCGTCGGTGTTGGTGATCTTGACGGGCCCGTTCGCCGGCAGGAACTCGCCGATCGCCTTGGCTTGCCCTGTCGTGACCG